TGTGATCTTATAAACGGCAAGGACATCAGGCAATCCTAACGGAGTGACTGCTTCGATTCTTGTTAAGGTAACTTTTGTAAATTTATCTTTGATTCTTTTCCAGAATCTCGTCTCCGGTTTCGTTGTCATTTACTTCACTATAACTCCCTTCGATAGACAATTTCTTGTCCATATCTCGTAATAATTTATCAACTTCTTCACGATTCAATTGATCTATACTGCCATGCATTATCTCTTTTCTGTCAATGTAAAGACCACCAACTTGACCCCTGGATTTTTCAGCCGTTACGGCTGCATTCCAATTGCCTTTTTCTTCTGCACCTCTACTCAATTGATCTAACCTTTTTAAATGTTTGTGAAGATTAATTTCATATTTCTTTTCTTCTTGATTCCGCAGCTCACGGATATATTCAGTGCAACCAGGATGTTTGCGTAGTTCGGAGGCCTCAATTCTTGCCCTCTTTTCTGAGTATCCTGCCAGGATCGCACATTCTGTAGCTGTTTTTGTGTCGCCTTCTTGAACAAACAATAAACAAAACTTTGCTTGTTTTGGTGTCAGTTTGTCTCGTAACTGTTCTAGTTCCATGATACCTTTATAACATGTTTTTGGCAGAAAACAAGGAAACCACCGCTACGCCATATATACCAGACGTAGCGGACATGTAGCGGTTAAACCAGGGTTAAGTCATTGTAATGTATATATTATTTCACTACCGCTACACCGCTACACCGCTACACGAGATATTTAAAAGGTTAAATATAATTTTGTTGTAGAAATAACTATAGCATTGTATAGATGAATCTTATTCACTCCCTTTCCCCCTCCCAATGTTTTCATTCTTCATTGGAGGGGGTGTTTTTATTTGACATCAACATCTATATGGGATAATTAGTATATCATACATCAAAAGGAGAAACTATGATTGTAGATAAATATGTCGTTAATAATATTGGTTCAAAGTGGATCAAAGGAAAACGTAAAAAAGGTTGTGTGTTGGCTAGTCTTGATGGCATTGATGGTATCGAACTAAAAAGATTAGTTCCTTTACTTGAGCAATGGCACGAAACAGTTAATGGTGAGTATGCAACAAGAAATATAGAAGTAATAATTAATGTTAGGGAGGATGACCATGAGTAAAGATCCAAAACAAATACCGGACCTACCTGAAGACGAGCTCATACGCAAAGAGCAAGATGCCGAGTGGGACCAGGAGTGGAGCGCATTAGAACAAGATCAATGGGACGAGTGGGAACGAGACCATTGGAATGAAAGGGAAGACTATGAGTAAATTTGATTCGTGGGTCATGGACCAACAAGAAAGGGCCATGGAGGAAGCGGCAGATCGCTTGAAAGAAGAAGAAGGATTAAAAACTTTCAAGGTAACTGAGCGCTACATCAAACAAGATACTTGGATTGTTAACGCAATCAACAAAGAAGAAGCAACGGACATAGCAATGTCCGTTGACCCGGATACATCAGAAGTGCTGGAAGTTACCAGCACTACTGTTGATTACATAGAAACCTTTGATAACTTGGAGAAATCATGAGTGATATATTTGATAGTCGAGATTTGTTAGAAGAACTAGAAACATTGGACGAAGAAGATTCCTACGATAAAGAAAGAATTGAAATGATAGATGATCTTAAAGAAGAAGTAGGCAAGGATAACTTTGAGATGGGTGTAACATTTATTCGTGAAAATTATTGGGTTCAATATTGTGAGGATTTTGCTTATGATTGTGGCTATATAGAACGTGGATATAGCAATCCTTTATCTTTTCACATCGATTGGCAAGGTTGGGCAGACGCAGTTGAAATGGATTATAGTCAGATAGATTTTGACGGTGATACTTACTATTGGAGGGCATGATGACAGATAGAAATAAACACTATCCAATTGGTTGGATGGTTGATGACGGAGAAATAAAAGTGTGGTCTTTGGTGACAGGTGAAAGATTCCCGGAGGATCACGCCATACACAAGAGCGAAAGAAACTTTATTGAGGAGCAGATAACAAAGCATTTAACTTTATCTGGTCAAATAGAATGCTAACGAATATCTTACTAGGGCTAATACTTTTAGCCCTGGTTTTCATTGGATTCATGGTGTTTGTTCTTGGCAGAATGATTGATGAACAAATTAATAAAAAGTAATTTTAGAATAATACCAATCTCTCTCAAAGCTGCGAACGAGTATATCACGGCACATCACAGGCATAATAAAAAAGTAACAGGGCACAAGTTCAGCATAGGAATCATGGGCCGTGAATCGTTGATCGGGGTCGCTGTTTGTGGCAGACCAGTCGCAAGGCTTTTGGATGATGGAGGAACGCTCGAGGTCTTACGAGTATGTATCAAAGATCCAGCACCAAAGAACGCTTGTTCGTATCTCTATGCTAGATGTGAAAAAATATGGAGGGCCATGGGTGGTGAACGAATAATCACCTACACGTTGGAAACAGAACCAGGCGCCAGCTTACGAGCTGTCAATTGGCAGATAACAGGACAAACAAGGCTCAGGAAATCGACAAGTAATTGGAATACAAGAAACAAAAAGCACAAAGGATATACAGAAAATAGAAGAGATCAGAAGGCATATCAATTTAAAAAGAATCGGTGGGAAAAAATCCTAGTCGAAGAACCACTTCGGATCTTCTACAATAGGTCCGAGAACCTTGCGTAGTGAATCTCTTCCTTCTTCACAAATAGTCAACCACTCCTCCACTGTGTAGCTTCGGTTATACTTTGGATTCCAAAACTCAACAGACAGATGATGACATTTAAAACACCTGGAGATTCTACTCACAGGACTATCAGGCAATTTAATACTCATATGCAGCCTTCCGCTGCGTAATTCTATGTTATTTTATGAGAATTGTAAAGGAACAACCGCAAGCCGATTGCTCCTTTACTTTCTGGTCGATCGAGAGAGCCAGTAGTAACCACCACTCGAGGTAACTAAAATGGTGGTTCTCCCTCGAATATTACTACAGGTCCATTACGACGAAGCATACCCTGTAGTAAACTTTTATTGTTTCTCTTCTTTTTCTTCCTCAACTTCGCCCTGCGAGTGACAAACTTCACATTGGTATATTGATTCTTCTGCTTCAAATCTCAACCTTATGTAACCGTTGCCCTTGCAGTTCGAACAAATAATCTTGTCCATATCTACCCCTTATAATAGATTCAATACGATGTAAACGCATACGAATCGCAACATCTTTCGTGGTCCGTGGATCGCGAAGAGCTGCAGCTCGGAGCTTGTTATGTTCTATCTCTAAGCAACGCTTCAAATTTTTTTTGGTCTTCATCTGTTACAGGTTTCTTTCTATACATCTCTATGTTGTTTTCTTTTAAATCGTGCGAGAGTCTTTCCATCAAATAATGCATTGCCTCTTTTTTGGATTTGTTTTTTCTCCATCTTCCACCAAGTATGAAACCAAGAGCAAACACTAACACGATTGCAGCTATGTGCCAGAAGTCAAACATCATGCAGCACTCTTCAATTCTTTTTTAACTTGCGGTTTTTGTTTAGCCCACTCTTGATCTACTAACATGGAGATAACAGCTCCGATAGATCGATGCGAATGACTAGCAATTATTTTTGCTTTGTTATATGTATCCATTTTTGTGGCTACAGATTTATATTTACTTGTGTCCATTAGGACTCCTTTCTTTTTTTAATAGGTTCGATAACCCATTCTTTAATTTGTTCACCCATTACTTCACTAGCGATATCAATCTTACTACGAAGACTTTGCACAATCTTTTCATCAATCGTACCTTCAGCAATCATATCAATGTAAGTAACTTTATTTACTTGACTAATACGATGCGCTCTATCTTCTGATTGCATACGCTTTTCTAAATCATACGTGTTAGAATAATAAACAACAGTGTGAGCTGCAGTTAATGTTAAACCATAACCACCTGTTGATGGATTACCAACAAAGTATTTTAATTTAGAATCTTTATCTTGAAACCTATCAACTATGTCTTGGCGATCTTTATCTTTTGTATCACCATAATACGTAGCAACAGATTCTTCTCCGAATTTTTCTGCTAATGTTTTTTGAATGTTTTGAATATCAAATCTGTAGTTGGCCCAGATGATAACCTTGCCGTCCACTTCATCTAATACATTTAATAACTCTTGCATGCGATTGCTTTTTATTTCTTTTGTTTCGCCATCATCTAAAGTTATGTGACCGCAGCTAATCTGATGCAAACGAATTAATGCAGATAGTGTTGATAAACTTGTCATCGTTTTACCATCTACTTGTGTCATGTTAAATCTTCTCATCTCTTCGTAAGCTTTAACTTGTTCTTTGGTTAGTGATACAAATCTTTTTGTATAAATTTTTTCTGGTAGATCCAAACAATCTTCTTTCAATACCCGATATGAATGTTGATCTATAATTGTATTTAGTTCTGGCAATCTTTGAAATCCTACAACAAGCTGCGTAGCACGTGCTCCAAAATTTCTGCGCACTAGAATTGCATACCTAGATCTAAACGCCCAATAGTTTTGTCTTGTAATATCCGGGCTTAAAAATTCTAGTTGTGAATACACATCTAGTGGATTCTTTGTAACAGGAGAACCTGTCATGATACGTCTAAACTTAGCTAACTTACTGATTTTCAAAGCATTTTTAGTTCTTGCAGCATTAGGTGTTTTGATTGTGGTTGACTCATCGATAGCCAGGAGTGTGTTATTTCTGTGTAAAAAATGTGTTGCATATTTTATCCCAACAGATCCACTAAGCGCTTCAATGTTCATCAACACAATACGAAGTTTACCATTCGGCTGCACAATATCTTTTAAATTTTGTTTATCATTCTTTGTCATCTCGCTTGGTGCTTTCCAAGTTGCAACAGTGTATGGCACATCATCTGATAAGTGTGTGGGTATCTCACCTCTTTCCCAGTTACGATATACACCTTTGGGTGCAATAATAATTGCACTATCAATCTTTTTTTCTAAATAATAATTAGCAATCTCATCTATCAAAACTTTAGATTTACCTGTACCCATCTCCATAAAAAAGGCATAGTATTCCTTGTTATATGCTTGTTCTAGAGCCTTGAGCTGATGGGCATAAGGCTTTGTTTTAAAATTTAATCCACTCATCCTGGTTTTTTATAGTTGACTATGAGATAAATTGCC